TGTGAATCAATTTCATAAGCGAACGCCGCATAAAGTCTACCAACATCAAATTTTGGTATGTAGTAGTTCTGGTATTTCGTAAATTTAAACCCCAAAAAGTCCATATCACACATATTATCCGATATATTAAAAGGATCAAGAGCCAGCCCAAAAGAGCCATAAACATCTCTAAATACTTTTTCTACATCTTCCTTGCTTTTGTGTGTATCGAATCCTGAAACATTATCATCCCCAAAAAGATAAGCAACAGTTCGAACGGTCTTGTCCTCATCACCATCAAACAACGTTAAAAGAACAAGAGCTAATATGAACATATGAGATATAATATTATCAGGAGTAGTGTTTCCACTACCTGAATTATTACCACAATCTCTTTGAACAACGTCTCCGTTAGGTAAAAGAACACTAGATTTAACAGTATTAACCTCAACCCATGTAGCATGAGGGAGGTATTTATCTGGTATGTATTCTTGTCGCGTGTTGTAAACAGTTTGAAGGACGGGAAGAACCCGATCCCAACCTGAAACATCGTAACACACTTTATAGGTAAAACCTTCAAGAGATTTGCCTAACTTATTGACGCCACCTTGATATGGATTGAAACCATATGCAGACCACCAAAATCCTTTCAGCAAAAGATTTTGGGCGTAATAAAGAAGAACACACCAGTACACCAATTGCACCGGTGGTATAATAAAAGTCCTAACTTTGCCAGCAAGCAAATCAGCTAATGCTTTCCACTCAACCTTCGGAGAAACCTTCCAGATGGGTGCATCCATTAACATTTGCATATCATAAAGATACCGTCGTCCATTAGCACTTTTAAAAAAATCTTCTTTAGTTCTAAAACCTATCAAATTCCAAGGATAACCACAGGAAGTTTTAAGATTTAATCGCTGCAAAACAATCTCATTACTCACAGGGTGAGTATTTCTCCATATAACATGAAGTTTATCCCTAACAAGGTTTTTCGCTGTTTTCCAATACGGGTTAAATTTATATTGAGTACACCGAGGTTTATCCATCTTATCAACCGATAATTTGACAGATTTAACATCTCCAGTTGCCCTATAAAAATCGCCCGCTCTCTCCAAAATAGGTTCGGAAAGACGTTTAGGAAGATCAGCAAAAAGCTGAGAATGCCTTCGGGACATATTATCCCTATAGCGTGGTAAAGGCTGAATATTACCAGTATTAAAGAGAGCCTTAAGACTTTGATACTGGCCCACAATAGGGTGTGTG